GGTATTTGGCTGATGAACTTAGAAAGTCGGAATGCGCAGTTGATACCACCAAGCTAGTATTCACACAAGCTATGGCTGATAATGGAGAGTCAATAAAGGCAGGTATGCTATTCCAGTATAATAGCGGAGAAAAGACAGAGTTATTATTACCTATAGATGAGAGTGGGATGGGCGTTGCTATGTTTGATGGTGAATATTGCATAGTCTGCCAATCTGGAATGCACCCTATCGACACAAGAACCAATAAAGAAAAGGCGTTCGACGAACATTTTGATAAATCTGGATGCGACTATAAATATCAAAGCATATTAAGAAATGCTTTTGATGCTGGCGTTAAATGGGTAGGTGAATAATGGATATTAAACAACAGATAACAGAGTGGGCAGACTGTGCATTGGATAGATGCTGTAGTGGTGATGAGGAGCGTGAAATAAAAACTAATTTAGAGTTGGTGTTATTTGCTTTTGATACATTAACTAATAAAGTTGTTAAAGGTGATTTATGATTATAGTTTACGATGGAATTAGTTTTATAAATAAGTACTCAGGAAATGCGCTAATAATGAAAAGCAGTTTTATTGCCATTCTTGATAAAGGAACAGTTTTAATGGTGAGGGCTACACAGCTCGATGATGGAACTGTAAGTAAGTGTTCATTCTCAATAATAAGCAAAATAAATTTAGACTCTTTTAAATGCAGCGACAATCCTCCTATACAGCTTGCCATATTGGACAAATCCGTAATAGAGGAAATAAAAGGCGACTCATGAATATTTTATTAATGGTCTGTGGGTTTTATATTGTCCTTTTGAGTGGAGAAATACACGAAACAAGAATCAAATTCAAGTATAAGCTATCCTTGATTGATACTGTTCCGCAGTTAATTATCTGTTTGCTTGGTTGGTTTGCTATGGCTTACGGTGGATATTTGTTGTTTTATCAGGTTAATCAATAGAATCAAACGCAAGTTGTAATGATTGCTTCTTGCGTAACTCTTTTAACGGTATAGGTCTGAATAACTCATCAATGGTTAGTCTACTGAATCTCTCAGAGGTTAACCCACCGTTTACCAGTAAATCCCCGCGCTCTTTACCTAATACGTCTTGAACAAACTCTAAGCCTTTCTTACCTTGATTACCCTGCTTCTTTAACCAAGCGAAATAAGTTTCAGTAGCGCTTACTTGCTTACCGCCATCAGTGCCTTTGCTTGCTCTGGTTGCTGTGCTTTCATCTATGGCGAATCTTTCGTCTAGTATGGCAATAATTGACGACCTACAGTTATGTGTTATAATGCCGTTAGACAAATACCAATTATCTTTATTTTCGAGGTTATATACATAATGAAGACTATCAAGTTCTCTAACAGTGACAGACAAAACATCATCAAAGCTTACGAATTCGGAATAGGAGTCGGGGGAATCGCCAAGCACCTCGGCCTGAACTGCTCTTGTAGTCCTGTTAAGCGTTTCCTTATTTCTGAGTTCGGCACCCTTAGAAACAGATCTCAACAGCAACAAGCAAGGATGGATAATACTTCTTTTGAAGAAAGATGCGCACTTGCTAAGGCCGCCAATAATGCCGCTAGAGGTAGAAAGGTTGCTAGAAGCTCTCTTGTTAAAAAAGCCAAAACCATTGAAGGAAGAATGGATAAACTTTCCACTATGGAGCCTGTCATTTACGACTTTCTTGTTAAAAATGGATTTAACCCCTTTCCAGGTAAAGCTATCGACATCTATAACGCTGACTTCGCCATCGGTTCCGTCACCGTGGAAGTGTTCGGCGGTGGTTGGTCTATCAGTGACAAGGCTAGGCTCAGCAGATATATTAGCCGCACTAAAGAGATCGGAAACCTCGGCTTTCACACTGTTTTTATAGTCCTCACTAATAAGTACCTCCTCGGTGATGGTAGCGAGTTGATCAGAGCTATTAACGAGCTTAGCCTCCTTCCAACCAGTCCTAGTCAATATAGGGTGATTGGGGGTAATACTGAGTTTTCTTCCGGACTTAGTGACGATATCGACAATAGTTCCTTTGTAAGCCCTTTTATAAAGCTTATCGACATCGCTACAGGTTGTTACTATCGTGCCACTTAGTACACAATTGGGGTGAAACGCTGGCATAGGTCTAGCTTTTGTTTTCTCCCTTGTGCCATCAGCCCATATAATTAAGCCTTTGTTAAATACTCTGCCGTGGTCGTGGTGTTGGCAAATAACACTCGTTCGACTATCTAGGGTTGCAATGATTTGATACCCGATAACTATATCGTCGTTTTCGTCTAGGGTTTCTCTACGCGCTACATTTGATATTTGATTAGTAGCAGTACGAACCATAGTTTTAATTGATGCGCGATTTTGCTTATCTAGGTATCCATTTTTACCGGCTATGTCCTGAACTATTTGTTGTGATGTTCTACCCGTCATAAAGCCAGTACGAATGATATTACCTACCGCGTCAATCTGTCCCTTTTCCCAACCTTTAATAAATGGCTCTAATAACTTAACTCCATTACTATCAGGAAATATCAAAGGGGTAGAATTAACAGCGGCCCATACTNGTTAAATACTCTGCCGTGGTCGTGGTGTTGGCAAATAACACTCGTTCGACTATCTAGGGTTGCAATGATTTGATACCCGATAACTATATCGTCGTTTTCGTCTAGGGTTTCTCTACGCGCTACATTTGATATTTGATTAGTAGCAGTACGAACCATAGTTTTAATTGATGCGCGATTTTGCTTATCTAGGTATCCATTCTTACCAGCAATGTCTTGGACTATCTGTTGTGATGTTCTGCCCGTCATAAAGCCAGTACGGATAATATTACCTACTGCGTCAATCTGTCCCTTTTCCCAACCTTTAATAAATGGCTCTAATAACTTAACTCCATTACTATCAGGAAATATCAAAGGGGTAGAATTAACAGCGGCCCATACTTGGACTGGTGCAGGTACAACCAATGTAACTGAAGGAGATTTAACAACAGACTTTAAACTGTCTAATTCCCATTCGGATTCGTTAATAGCAAAAGGTTGTAACTCTTCAAATAATACATCGTCGTTATATTCACCATAGATAACTAGTGAAGCTCTGCGCCATTCAGTAACGAGTTGATTAATGCGCCTAACATTTTGAGTTGTATCGGGCGCGTCCATCATTATTAATTTAAGCTCTCGTGTGAGCCTATCAATATACGGGTCGAATAAGTTAGCCAAGCGCCCAGCAAAGCGCTGAGTATAAACACTGTGTCGTGTGGTTTGCTCTGTCAGTTGTTCGGCTGGCATTATTCGTCCATCCCTGTACCTTCTTTAGATATTAACGCTTGTTCTTCTTCAAAGGTTCTATCAGGGTTAGCAATATCACCACGTTGTAAGTTTTCGTATAGAGTTTGCTTGCTCATATCACCTGACATTCTAGCCGCCAACATTGAGGTAAGTAACTGTGCATTTAGTAATGACGGGTCGTAATCAGTATTTAATAAGAATTCTGCATCTTCAGCACCACCCATTGTACGACTAGCAAAGTTTAACCCTTTGGTTATAGCTTCACTCACTGTAATTGCAACACTTGCCGACACCGTGTTTTGAGTAACTTTATCAAGGCTTTTAGCTTCTGCCGACTCTGCTCCGCTTGTGTTAGGCTTAAGGATACTGGCAAGCAATGCGCTCATTCTTGTTTCAGTGTCTTGTAATGCTATACGGTGACTATCTGCGTTTCCGTCTGGTTGTAATACGCCAAAACTACCTTCTACTGGGCCATTCCACTTAACGCCGTTACCAATAACCATGTTGTTATTAGCTCCTTGCGTATCACCATTTTCAGTGTAAATAATGAATGATGAATAATGCAGTTTAGAGCCGTAATCAGCATAGATATTGTAATGCTCGAAATTACAGTCGACTAAATCATCAATAACCGCTTTTGTTTCGGTTCCTGCGACTATCCAGTAAAACGGGATTTCATCTGATGGTTTACCGTTAAATATTACTGATGCTTGAGGTTCGATTAAATTACCATCTTCGTCATATAAAGACTGAGCATAAAAACCATCGATCAACTCTAAAACTCTATATTGAAATACAGTTTCAACTTTAAATCCATCACGCTTGGTAGTAGATTCTTTCAGGACTAATAAAGAAAGTTTCTCAACATTGTTGATAACTTCATAATCCCAATTGATAATTGACTCAAATTTATAGTGTAATAATTTAGGGCGTAAGTTTTGCTTCTCTTCATCTAGCTTGCTTGAGCCTTCTGGAGTTGTTGGTCTTGCCACTAATATTCCAGACCATACAGCGGTAAAAGCTTCATTAACTGCTTCGTCTGAGAAATCACGCAACGATTGGCCTTTACCATTTATGTTTTCGTCTAGATAGGAAACTGAACCAGGTATATTCTTGATAGGTTTTTTAGCTGATATTAAACCACTTAAGCCGGTAACAGTCATACCAGTAGCACCGAGGAAATAAGCATTAGATAAGTATTTGTTATACTTTGCTTCACCTTCAGTGGTCATGGTTGATTGGTATATAGTTTGGCAACCGCCGCTACCGTCGTATTGAGTACCACACATCATTGAGGCTAAAGGAGTTAAGTATTTAGTACCACCAGCCCTAACGACTCTTTGACCACCAACAGCAGCGCGATTCTTTTGTACGCTTGGTAGCATGTTTGTATATTCTTCTCTCGGTTCTGTTACATCGTTTGACATAGTAAGCCTTTTAAATTTAGTTAATCGGCTTAACCGATATTTTTTATATTATAACTGTTTTACTTGTTGTTTACACTATCATGTGCTGAACGTGTGATTGATTAGGTCTTCTTTGCTCTGTTACCGCTAAATACCTAAACGCATCAGCTCCATGTGATGACCAATCATGCAAAGGGGTATCACGCCAACAGCCAAGTTTATCATTCCAATCTTTACGGTAGCTTTCTAGTGTTGAGATGCCATATTCCATTGATTCATCGAATACACAGTTAGGTAATATTTCACGTACCAATTGAATGCCATCATCTACACCAAGCTTAGGAACTATATCAAAGTTGGCCCTATATGTTTTATTGCCATACTCAACACCTATACGCGCTAATTCTTTACGTGTCTTACCACCACTACCAAACTCACGATTACTCATGTCATGTGGTCCATACCATTTACGCATAGTCCATTTATTTTTAGTTGCAATATCTCC